GATCTGGTGCTGCGCCTCGAGGACGTGGACCGCGACGATCTCGTCGGCGTCGAAGCCGGCGACCTTGTCGCCGATGTACTGGGCCGCGCCTGAGCCCTGGAGCAGGTACCAGCCTTTGAGCGACTTGAAGATCAACCCAGCCGGCGTGGAGGCGACGCTCTCGGCGCTGATCGCCCCAACGTCGCCCGAGAGGCTGCGGGCGGGTCCGTAGTTCTGCCCGCCCATGGCGTTGTCGAAGCCGTCGCCGGGGAGCGCGTAGATCGCCGACTCCTTGAACACGACCAGCGTGTCATCGAGGATGGCGAGCGCCGTGATATCGCCGCCGAGCGGGGGCAGCTCAATGGTCAGCGCGTCGTGGAAGGCGGCGACCTCGCCGTCACCCCGGAGCTTGGAGTACCAGACGCGCCGCGGGTCGCCGGGGACGCCCGCGAGGAAGATCCGGTCGTGGCTCGCCGCGATGATAGATGCCGGCGGCGGGGCGAGGTTCTCGAGGATGCCGCCGTTCTCGGGGTTGATCTCTAGCTTGGCGACGTCCTCATCAGGCAGATCGTCGTCGAAGGTCGGCAGGAAGGCCAGGGATGGATCGTTAGCCAGGTGCCGATTCGGATTCGTGAGATTCGATGGGTCCTTGCTCGTGAGGAGATGAAACGGTGAATCGGGAACGGGGTCCTTCTCCGTGCCCCAGATCTCGACGCTCGGGGCGCCACGGCTGCCGCTTTTCAGCGTGACATTAAGCGGAATAGTAACGATGGCCACGATGTGGTTCGCAGCGATGGTGAGTTGCTCCGCTGTGGCGGTCGTGGAGCGGTCAAGCTCGCCCTTGGCATTCGGCCAGGCCCATGTGCTCTTGAACGTGAACTTCCCCGCATCCTTGTTGCCCACGCCGCCATCGACTGCGGCGAAGTGCCAAGGGAAGACGTGAAAGCCGCACTCGACCAGGCCCTCGCCGTCGTACTGGAGGACCTGCCCGCCCGAGAGGTAGATCGTGTCGCCCAGGCGGGCCGTGCGTCGCGCCTCGTTCGAGTCGAACGTGACCGCGATGTCGCGCGGCGCCCTTGCGTCATAGCCGCCATGCTTGCCGCCGAGCCGGATGATCCGGCGTTCGGAGCCACACCATGCGTAGGTGGCGTCGCCCACGGCCTGGACGCCCGGCAGGTGGCCGATCGCTTGCGAAAAGCCGCCCGCGCGCGAGGTGACCGCCTTGGCGATGAGGAGGCCATCGTCGCGGTACAAGAAATAGGTGTTCTGGAGCTGGGCACGGAAGCCAAGCGGCTCGCCCATGCCGGAGGTGCCTGACTCGCCCGCGAACGCGAGCCAGACGAAGATCCGCCCCTCGTGGTCGAAGGCCCGCGAGGCGACGCCGAGGCGAAAGAGAAACAGCGCCTCGGTCCCGAGCGTGTTGCCGGTCGAGACCCAGTTCGACCGGCAATGGAAGGACACGCTGCCGTTCGCGCTCTCATGCGACGACCAGAACGCGTAGCAGCGATAGACGCCGCTGTCGGTGACAGAACGGTGCGCGCAAGCGATCTGGTTGACCAGAACGCCGGCCGCGGTGCCGACCGCCTGGTTGATGTAGACGTCGCCCATGTTCGACAGGACGAGCAGGTCGCCCACGATGTTGGTACCGCTCGCCCGGATGACCTGGAGGTGGGTGCCGGCCGGGGAGATGGAGATCGCGATGGGCCCGTCACAGACCCGCGCCGGGGTCTGTGAGGCGATGAACACGAGCGCCTCGGTGGCGCGGTAGGCGCGGTAGTCGGTCGTGCTGAGTCGGCGCCAGGCGAGGACGATCTCGGCGCCGTGGGGAACGATGTCGTAGTAGTCGTAGACCGTGCCGAGCGTCGTGGCGGTCACCGCGGCGCTGGTCGCGAGGTCGTCCGGGTCGAGCGCGACGGCCTTGAGGCTCGTGCCGACCATGAACGTCAGGACGATCTTGCTCGTGGTCGCCACCACCCGCGGCCGCGAGCTCGCCGCCAGGATCGAGCGGGGCGACAAGAGGGTCGCGCCGGTGGTCTTGTCCACCGCGGCGACGTAGACGCTCGACGTGGTCGCCTCGTCGTACCAGACGTAGACCACGCAGTTGGCGAGCTCAGCTCGATCGCATTGCGACTGTTCGCTCGAGCGGACGAACACGGGTGCCTCGGTGATTTTCGGGGCGAGGTAGGTGCCCCTCGAAACCCACTCCTCGTCACGCACGGACCAGGTGTAGAGCGCGTCTTTGGTGAACAGGAGCAGCTCGTCGCCGTGCGCGACGATGCGCCGCCCGTCCGTGATCGAGCCGGCGAGGGCCAGGTAGGGCTTGCGGGTCTGGGTGCCGCCGCCCTCCTCGAACTCGGCATCCCGGCAGACCGCGAGCGCAGGCGGCTCCATGGCGCGCTTGTCGCTCCTAGTATCGAGACCCGCGATCAGCGGGACGTGGACCTTTTGCCAGTCGTAGGCCACTAGAACAACCAGGCATCCACGGTGATGGTCTCGCTCCAGCCAGAGGCGCGGAGGACGACGTATTGGGTTGGATCGAACGACGGATCGCGAACCTCGCGAATGCGCCCGGTCGTCGCCGATCCGGAGAACTGTGCCGGGGAGATGAAGACGGCCGCCTTGCGCCCCAAGCCATGAGAAATGGGCACGTTCTCGCCATCTGGCAGATCGATGTCCGTAGCGATGCGCCCGCCCACGATCGGCACGGCCTGGAGCTCGCGGATGCGCTGCTCGTGGTTGCGCCGAACGCGCTCCGCGTCCTCGTCCTTGAGACGAAGCGCGAGGGGCGCCTGGAAGCGCTTCGCCACTACCAGCTACCTCCACGGCCCCAGTAGTCAGCCGGGTCGGTGTAGACCTCGCTAGAGGCGACGTTGCGGCGCCGCGGGCTGTTCAGCGAGCGGAGCGTCGCCCAGTTGAAGACTCGCTCGCGGGCTTCCTCGCGCTCGGCCCGAGCGATCGAAACGTCCGATCCCTCCTTGGCCAGCGCCTGGACCGCAACACCCCAGAGGATGAAGGCCTCGCCGTCTGGCGTGACCACGTCGATGTTGTCGGCGTCGTCTCCGTCGGACAGGTCGGGGGGCTGCTGGACGTAGATGAGTTCGTAGGTCCCGGAACTCGGGTTCGGGTAGAAGTAGACCTGGTCATCGACGAACGCGAACGCCACCGCCTCGCCGGTCAGTCCGGCAAAGCGGTTGCGCTCCTGCGCCATGATCTCCGTTAGCTCGCGACGCTCACCCTGCGCGTTAACGATCCGGTCCATGCCCACGGTGGACATGTGGTTGTCCGGCTCGAAGTACGAATCGCTACCATCCACCGCGTAGGTCTCGGTGGTTTCAAAATAGCGAAGGCCCGACTCGGCGACGATCGAGAACAACTCAGCATAGGTCGTGCTGATGTACTGCTTGAACTCGGTATCGCTGATGCCTTCCTGGTTCTCCATCGCCGCCCGCTGGCGGCATCGAGTGACCAGGTCGCCCAGGGTGAAGCGCCTCGGCACGGCCTAGACCGCCGTACCCTTGAAGCGGCAAACGATGTCGATCCAGTTCAGCGCCGCTAGGTCGGCGATGGTCGGGGTCGCGTCGTAGACCGAGAACGCGAGAGTGTACGCGCTTGCGTTGTAGACGCCTCGGACGGCGGTGAAGCCATCGAGGTCAGCGTGCGTGGTCGCCGCAAAGGCGTAGGACCAGCCGACAAACGTGCCGGGGTTCTGCGCCCACGTAAGCAGATAGAGACCAGAGCTCGTGCGCGTGACCGCGACGCCCTCGCCATAGACCTTCGTGACAGCAGCCGACCCACCGACCGCCTGGATCAGGTGCTCTGTAACCTCGGCCCGCGTAGCGCGGACGGGAAAACCATCTGGCATAGCTCCTCCTTCGTCGAATCGAATCGATGAGGAGGGAGGCGATGCCGCCCGTCCTTGGCTTGGTTCAGTGCGAGACCGACGTCAGCGCATCCAGAAACCAGCCTCCACGAGGTAAGAGGCGCCCACCGTCTGCGACGTGCCCCACTCATGCAGGAACAGCGCATCGGTCTCGCCGAGAACGACCGGAGGGACCGGAATGTTGAAGTTCGCGATCGCGGTGCCGGCCTGCGAGAGCACGGCGCCCTGCTGGCCGCCGCCGAAGTCCCAGAGGTAGGTATCCCCGATGACCTTGATCACGCCGATGCGGAGGTTTCCCTCCGCGACCACCCGCGCGTCCGCGGTTGCCGCGGTCGTGATGAGCGGCCCCGCGAGCACGGTCGCCTCAGCGGTCTCGCTCGAGTCCATGTTCGGGTTGACCGCAGCGACCCCGGCTACCGCGCCGGACGTGTACCGGCTCGCGCCGGTGTCGAGCTTGATGGCGTAGGAGAAGGTGACGCCGTTCGTGCCCGCCGCCGTCGCCTGGAGCTTGATGTAGTCCATGTACAAGCGCTTGGTCGTGCTCGTGTTCCTGATCATCAGGAACGTCTCGAGGTCGTTGAAGCCATCCGAGGCGGCGATACCGGCGATGCCGGTCCCGACCGTCCCGTTACGGACAACGAAGTAGCTACCTTCGTCGGCGAGCGCGTGGCGCTTGCTACCAAGGAGCCCCTGGGCCACCAGCTCGCCGCGGCGGCTGACCCTGATCGGACCGTTGACTCCATTGGTGATGACGGCGGGAAGCTCGCGGTTTGCTTCACCCCAGCTGTGGACGATGTCAGCCATAGTAGTTCTCCTGAAAAGACGATGAGAGGGCGTTCGCCCTCAGTGGGTTATCGTTTTCGTGACGGTGGACGGAGCGGCGCGTTCCTTAGATCGAACCGACCCCCCACGCTGCGCAGTCGTCACCGATGAGGTTCGACCACGCCCTCGCGCGGGCCTCGATGTCGTCCGCCGAAGCGGCGCGGAGGTTCGGCCGACCGTCGTCCGACACGATGTGCGGCAGACCGCGGAGGTGCTTGAGGTAGATGGCCGAGAGCTTCCCGACGTAGAAGCGATTCGTCGGACAGTCAGGGTCCGA